AAACCTCGATTACACCATTGATTGAATTGGCACGAGCTACCTGTCCAATCTTTTGAATTTCTGCTGATCCTGTTGGCTTAACGTTTGTGAGTTGTCCAGCTGAACTGCTTACATAAAGCTCATCTCCCTCTGTATAAGCAGAAGTGTCCAACCCTGCAATTTTTCCACTTACAACAACTGATCCGTTTGTATTTGCAGTAATCGTATCGCGAGTAAGACCAAGCGCTGGCATTGTAGCCGGATCATCGGCATCAGCCAATTCTACAGTTGTTACGTCCTGACCATTATTGTAGCCCGCAATGTAGACTGCTTCACCAGGATTAATTGTTCCTGCTGTGTCTTTTCTAACAGTCAGAACAAGTTCGCTAGCATCGCCAGCAAATGCACCCAAATCTGCATTAACTGATACTAAAATACGCCCAAGCGTTGCATGAGAACGAACTACATAACCAAGTTGAACTTCATAGTTTCCTTGAGGAGGTACAGAGCCCGTAAATGCTCCGCTAATGGCAGAATCTAGATAGAGAGTCTCACCAGCTACAAAATTAGAAGTATCCAGATCGTTTACTAAACCCCAATACGTTACATATCCAAACGTAGAAGCTTCAATATCGTGAGTAGCAACACCAATAACCTCAGAAGTTGCTTTATCGTTTGCTCTCGCCAGCCCAATAGCTGGTCTAAATTCCGTACCCTCTGTTCCAGAAACATAGCAAACCTGACCATTTACAATAGTAACTCCAGAACCATTCCAAACACGAATAAAACCTTCCTGCCCTAATTGATGAGTTACGTCTGCTTCGTCATTGAAGACAGCCAAAGCATGCTCGTTGGTGTCATAGAAAACCCTACCTTCTTGATGTGCAACGCTGCTTGTTGGAGGAAGATCAATAACTGATCCACTGATACTAACTCCACTACCATTTCCGGTTTGAAGTGAACCACTATTGAGAATTAGGTTCCCAGATGAATCAATTTGAACAGCAGATCCGGTTAAAGAATCAGTTGTGGAATCAACAACAAGAATGCTACCAGCCAATGTGGTACCGCGACCCAAATAAACCGGAGAAAGAAGCCTTTCAGATTCAGCTTGAGTGAGCGTGTATACACCATCGTTTAGAAGAACAGAACCTCCCTGAATATAACCAAGAAGTTGTTCATCTCTCTGAATTTCTTGTAGTGTGTTGAAATCACTAAGAGTGACAGTCGACCCAGTTGCTGGAATTTCAGCATCTGGAGCCGCTAACTGGTCCAATGCGAGAGGAGAGCCTGTTTGGTTGATGGCAACAATAGTAATCATCTAATTAAATTCTCCACTTCATCTTAACCCACCCAGCAACATTACTAACAGCGTTGCCGGGCGATTTATTTCGAGCACCCAACACCTCATTTGGACCAAAATCATCGTCAAGAGAAGCTGTTGTCAACAAAGCGCTAGAAGAAAGAAAAGACAACTCTGTTCCATTAGAAGTAATTTGAATAACAACTGCGTCCGTATCGTCGCGCGTTATCCCCATATCTATAATGGTTCCGCTGTGATATGTTGGAAAACCAGTAGCTGCGCCAAAAGTAACGTTATCTGGACCCTTAAAGTAAGAACCTATTGGGGTGTTTCCTCTTGACCCGAATGCAAAACTATCAATTTCTATCGACAACCATTTCGCACGACTCCCATCATATCTCATTTCTTTTTCAAGAATCGTGTTATAATAAATGTCTCCTTCAACCGGAGTCGGAGATGTTGGGTCAATAGAGCTTGTACCGAAATCTGTCCTAGCTGAACTTGTCCTCGTAAGATCGAAAACGTTTCCAGCATCATCTTTCCAATAGACATGACCATCAGAACCAGACGCATATAGCACACCTTTAGATGATGCAGGCGTAGCTGGCTCAGCTGCGCTCTCAGAGAGAATTAAGTATGATGATGAAACAACAAGGGAACCAGTTACGCCAGCACTGATGTCAATGGCTGCCGAACTAGAAATTTCGCCGTTTTTTGTAACTATTAGTGCCACGGGCTACTCCTGACTCAAGCTAATTAGTCAGTGTGCCCCGAACCCGTCATAAAGATCATTTGATCAGTTGGGATGCCAGTAAGCTCTGCGAACAAATCAAATTCAGTCGCAGCGCCTGGAGAACTCACATAGACGTCTCGACACTTACAAGGAATGTCTACTGTATCGCCGCTTCCGGTCAACATCAAAAAGTGGTTACCAGCAATAACATTGCCACCAGCAAGAGGAGCCCAGTGAATGTTCACCTCTCCTGCTCCACGAGCAGTTACTTTGAGAGATTTCGTTACCAGAGGGAACGTAACGTGAACTTCATCGCCACCCCCAGTAAGGACACTGCCCGTAACCCATGGGTAGCCAGCCACCTGATATGAGCCAACGTTGCCGATTCCAGCCCTACTAAATATCTTGTTTTCTGCGCCCATTTTGAACCCCTCTTTTGTTTAACTAGTTTGAGCTATTCTCTTTAGCTACCTTTCTCAAGGTAGCTTCGCGCCTACGCTTTGCTTCCTTTCTTTTCTCGGAAGGCTTCTTGTAGTAGCGTCGCTCGCGAAGCTGTCCCATAAGATCATATTTCTTGATCTTTTTTTGGAAACGCTTGATCAATCTCTCTGCTGATTCGCCTCTATCTGCTTTTACCGCAACCATTTCTACTCCTTAATGTGTCCTTTGAAATTCAACGTTTTGAGACCAGGAATGCGAGCCAAATTGATACCCGGATCGCCTGGATCAACACCACCTAAAGGACTCTGCCCATCAGAATCTGGAAGCACAGGGGTCAAACCTTCAAAAATGTTAATTCCCATGTTACCGCCGAGCGCTTCTTCAAGGCGAGAGCGTTGTGCTTCCATCTCTGCGTGGTGTTCTGCTCTTCGTGCCTGAAGCTCTGCTTCTGTGTCAACGGGTCCACCGCTCACCACAGCAGCCATCTGGACAGGAGCTTTGCTTTCTACCAATTCTACGGGTTGAGGAACTGTTAGGGTCTGTCGAGCTTTGGGAACCATTGATTCTACCAGCTGTGGAATGTTTACGCCCTTAATCACTTCAGCTACAACCTGTGTGACAATGCCTGAACCAAACAGAGCTTCGTGAACAACTTCGTCAACGCACTCTTCGATACACTCTTTTACAAGAGGTTTGAGCATTTTCTTTAGGTCTTCCTTCTTCATTATTTCTTACCGCCTGGGACAACTGTCTGATCCGGCGATTCGCCAGACGATCCGCCATAGCCTGTGCTGTAATTTCCGCCAAGCTGGTCCCCATCGCCCAAACCTTCTTCAGCAAGAACTTCTGCAATCGCTCTGGACAACGTTTCTTCATCGATATCTCCTTCGTTAACAGAAGGGTGAGACGTAGTGGCAACAACAGTCATGCCTTCCATAGCTCCTACAAGCCTGTCTTCCAAGTCATATTCAAAGCGCTTAAGTTCTTTCTCCGAATGTCCATGGGTCCTCATTAGTTCCATTGCCGCATTCATCATAGCAGTCTGAACCTCGTCTTTCATTCTCTCGTCGGGAGTAGCTGGTGGTCCCATCCCTGGGGCTGGATAATCGTAATTGGGTCCCTCGCGAAGCTTCTTCTTCTCATGACGAGCGTACTCTTCCTGAATGATTTCTTGCAATCTTGCCTTTTTGATCTTCATCTTCATTTTAGAAGCCTCCTACGATGTCGTTCAAGGCTCTATTGATCTTGTCTGCCTTGGTAAAAATGTTTGTGTGATTTTTGGACTCTCGTAGTCCCATGAATGCGTTCTGAGTGCTTGGCTCACTGACCATGTCAAAACAAAGAAGCTGGAAATCATCCTCAACCATTGTATTCCCCATCTCTTCGCGAACACTTCCGAGTCCACGGGAGGAAATACCAAGCTGGACCCCATCTTTGATCAGTCCTTCTAGGATTTGCCCATTGGGTGTGTGTTTGAGAATCTTGATTTTGCCCATAACGTCTTTGCCTTCCCACCAAATGTCAATGACCATGTGGGAAGCGTTTTTGAGAGCAACCACCGAATCATCTGGATGGTCAAGCTCTCCGAGTGAGCGACGCTCTTTAATGAGCTTTTTATAGTTTTCTACTTCTCGTCTAAGAATGGACTCTGGATAAACACGACCATTGCCGTTTCTGGCATCTGCACGCTGCATTACTCCAGTGAGATACAAGGCACCATTATTGCGAACCTCTGCCTTCTCAGCCTCTGTTAGAAAATCCTGACAGACACCTCCTTCACACAGTTCGTAATATTCTCTAAGCAGTTTTGCCATTATACTCCACCAAAATCGTTCTTGTATCGCTGACCCGTTCCACCACTTGGGTACGAGCGTTTAGGTTTTCGATAAGCCTTGCGAATTTTGAAGGCACTCTCTTTCAATCTCTTGATTGTTATGACTATTTTCTTTGCCTTCATGATAAATGTGTGCGGGCGCAACCCGCACGTTTATGCTTCCAGAGCAGCAGCGCCTACAAACAGGCAGCATCCACTTCTTTGTTACCAATGCCATCTCTAACCTCCCGATAGTTGAATCCCATCATCTTTCACAATCGAACTAAGAAGATAAGTTGTTCCCGCGCTTAAACAGCCTAACAGAAACGCATTTACCCACCTTTGTTCAAACGTAAATAGTTCCGTGTAGGGACTAACTCCAAAGAGAAAAACCCCTGTCCAAAATCCAGTACACAAAGGACAATTCAGAAGCTTTCCCAAAAAGCCACTGTCTTTCTTCGGTCTGATTTTGTTGAAAATTGAGCCGTAGACGATAATAAACGTCATGCCGTAAGAGCAAAGAACGAAATATAGCAAATCAAGCATTAGAATCCCTGCACATATCTGCGCACCTGATGAGGAATAATGCTTCCTTTCTCTTCTTCGTGAGGAATTTCACCCATTTCGGTGCTATCCTCAACATCTGGCTCCGTGAGCCTATCTTCCTCTTTCTCTTCGACAGCTTTTTCATAAATGAACGTGGGGCGCTCTTCTTCGATGAACTTGCCAATCGCAAAAACACCAATCTCATCAATAGAGACAGGCTTGGTTGGAGTCCCGATTACCCCTTCTAGCGCTCCATAGACGTTTCCACCTCTAACGGAATCTCTCGTAACCACGCCACCCTTTTGTAGAAAATCAAAAAGACGATTCTGAGTTGCATACACTTCGTCACTCATTAGTGTCTTTGGAAATGCAACAATTTTCATGTTGTTTGGTTGGACAACAATATCGACATCTGGGTGGTCAGACACAACAAGGTCTCCATCGAGGGTTCGACGGATCTGCAACTTCATCTTGAGTTTAGACGGAGGTGTTGGTTTCTCAGGAATGTCTACCTGAGAATCATCTGCCTGTCCGATTTGGATGTCAATAGCCATTAACCTTGAATCTCCTTAACCAAAGACTGAATCTTCAAAATCTCTCCCACCACTGCTTTGTCAACAGGCTTCTCGCGATAACCGTCCATTCTCTCAAGGACCAGTTTGGTCTTGTCTGTCATGGTGTCGTCTTCTTTAATTTCTTCCAACTTCAATGACTCTTCGACCTTCTTTTTGAGCCTACCAACTTCCTCATTAAGGAAAGTTTTTAGCGAAACACCATTGTCTGAAAACGACATAACAAATCTAGTCATCAACTCTTTTTGTTCTGGAAGCAGAGTCTCGCCATATACAGTGTTGAACTTCTTAACGAACGTCTTATACGTCAAGTTGTCAATTACTTTAAGCTTCTCTTCTTCCTTCTTTTCTGGCTGGGCTGTCAAGCTCTCAACCATATTTTGTTCAAGAAGCACTTTGTCTCGAATAGGTGTAGATTTCGAGAAGATCTGAGAAATGCTTGCCAAGCTCTTGTAGTCTGGGATGAAATTGGTAAATACCGCCTTGGGCAATTCCTTGTTCATCTTGTTTAGAAGCTCACTCTGCTCTTGAAAGATAGCATCTGAGTCCATGCCGTTATAGCTTTGAATGACCTTGTCAAGCAATCTTCTTGCAGTATCATCACTCATACCCACCGATTCATTAAGAGTCCTATACAAATCCAACTCTTGAGAAAGAAGCGTTCCTTTCTTGAAGTGCTCCTTAATCAACGAAAGCACTGCTTTCTTGCCACGAAGGTTGTTTTCAACTACACACTTGGTTAACTCTCTAACCAACACTTCGTACAGGACAGCTGTATTACGCTTTTTATTGTGTCTCGTTTTCTTCATTCTGACTCTCCGTCAATCTTGGTGCCTTTGCAAAACCATCACTTGAAAGCGCTGTCTCCAGATCACTCATCAAATCCTTTAGTGCATCATCTCTCTTGAGGAGCCTGGATTCTTCAAGTTTGTATCTTTCTTTTGCCTTTTTAAGGCTTTCTTCTGCCGCCTCAGCTTCTTCCTTGTAATTAGCTTCATACCCTTCGAAGATTCCATCAGCTACTGAGAACATTTCCGAAGCTCCACCAAACACATTCCTTCTGGTTGCTTTGCCTTTTTCTTGAGCGCCCTTACTCAAATTACTGCGCTTACGGGCTCCCGCCTTGCGACGATCTCCACCTCGGTGTTTGACAGGGGTATATCTTTTTCCCTTAGAGCGAGGTGTTGTTGTAGATTTGTCATCTCGCTTGCCTGGGGCTGCCAGAAGAGTCTCATCTTCTCCACCTTCATCGCCGAGAGTCTCCTCTCCACCCAAATCGATGTCTCCATCAGCCCCAGCTTCATCGCCGAGATCCAAATCCCCTTCATCACCAAGGTCGCCTTCTCCACCTAGATCAAGACCGCCTCCACCACCGCCCTCAACATCAAGACCCTCCGATTCCAAATCAAGAGCAGCCTCAAACTTGCGATCATAGAACATTTCACGCTGATTTCTCATGAATTCTTCATCCGTCAAACCAAAGATGTTGACAGCAACCCATCGCTTGCTGAAAAAGCCATCAGTTGCAGCAGAAGCTACATCAAACTTGGTTCTCCAGTGCTCAAGCTCTTGAAGCTCTGCAATTTTGGAAGGATTGTTAAGTGTGAGAGCGTGAGAAATCAAATCATCGCCACGGAACCCAAGAGTGTAGAGGTGAATAACACCAATCTTCTCTAATTCAGTAATCAGCGAACGCTGAAGGCGCTGAATGGTTCTTGCGAATCGAATGTCTTTCTGGGCGAGTGTTGCCTTGTCTTCATCTGCTCCCTCTCCACGAGAGAGGTACGACTGAGGCACCTTCAGAGCAGAGAAAAGCTTGTCTCTAAGGTATTTGACATCATCAATATCACCAGTGTAAGTTCCACCTGGAAGCGTTTCTACCTTCGTTGAGGTGTTAGGTCCGTGAGTTGGTAGGAAATAGTCTTCTTCGATGCTCAGCGGGTTGTAGCGAAGGTCTACGCGCCCTGTCTGGTCATCGATGACCTGATTTCGCTTCATGGTCGTAATGACCTTCTGCATGTACTGTTCTACGTCTTCGGGAGCGATGTTTCCGATGTCGATATAGAAAACACGACGCTCAGGTGACCGCACAATACGGTACGCCATCATCGCATCCTCAAGCAACGTAAGCTGACGCCAAATGCGCCTTGCTGGCTCTAGAACGCTGGTTCCATAGGGAGCGTACTTGTCATTTCCAAGAATACGAAAGTGTGCAACCTGCCAATTCTCAAAGGTCATGCCGCCGCTGTTCCACTGGAACTGGACGTAATTCGGATTTGTAGTGTCCTCGCCCTCTAGGCGTTCAACTTCCTGTGCCGGTAGACCAATAACGTTTGTGACTCCGTCCTCATCGTCTACGTCCAAATAAAGAAAGAAATCTCCGTACTTGCACATTGTCCGGCTCCAACCAAAAAGGTTGAACTCGACATTCAAAATGTTCATGTACAGGTTCTTTAGAACTGCCTTGATTTCCTCATTCGGACACTCAATCTTCAGCATCGGCTCAAGAGAGGTCGAAGTGGTCATCTCGTCTGCATAAATATCCATTGCAGAAGCAATCTCGGGCGTATACTCCATCTGATCAAAATCAATGTAGCGCTCGCTCCGATTCTGGTTCGCCATCGCATTGGCTTGAATCTGTTCAAACGGACTGTAGGATGATTTCTTAAAGGATTTGCCAGAAGCAGATTTGTACTTGTACTTGTCCAAACGACGTCGCTTTTCCTGACGATACAGCTGCGTTCTGCGATTTGTGATTGGACCAGAAAACAAACGAGTCAAGCGCTTGAACAGCGCATTTTCTCTATCTCTCGGATTCCTTGTTTGATCTGCCATTTATTATCCCTTATAGAGCCAATTATATTTGCGATGCTGGTCTTTAATTTCTTTCATCTGGACCTGATCCATATCTAGCTTCTTGTTGTACCCCATCATACCAGGGATAGCGGTACTCATTTTAGTGTTAGATTGGATGATTGCACCTAACATCGCTTTGCTGTAAGCAACGCTTCTTGCTGATTTCTGCAAAGCAGTATCACGAACCCAGCACCCAATAGCAAGAGCCATAATCAAATCGTCATTGCTTCCCTTCATCGCCTCAGGCTTTCCACCCTCAGTCCAAACAAAACGTTCCAACTCGTGAATAAGACGTGATGAATACGACGTAATTAGACCATTTCTCAAGAACTCTTCCAACTTAGCAATGAGGAGAGGTCTGGTCTTGAGAGAGGTCGTAAAACCAGCGATAGTACCGCTTCGATATTCTGCTTCTTGCTCGCTGATGTACTCATGTGTACCCTTTACTGAATGGTATAGGTTAGGATACTCAAGCTCTTTGAGTTTAACAAGCGTTGTATGACCAATCGTCGCATTCTCCACCACGAGCATAGCATTTCCAAATTCTCGCCCAACAGTATTCAACTGCTGAGCAAACATTTCTGGCTTGGGCTTGCCTTGGTACTCTGCAACAAGTTCCATTGTTTCTAGCTTGAATACGTAGAATGTAGAATAGTCAGCACCGTCGCCACGACAAACGTCAGCGCTAATTAAATACGAGAAACCAGACTGTGGACCTTCCCACCGCCATGTATTTCTGTCCCAACCGTCGCGATACTCAGGAGGCTTGACGAATTTCTTCATCTTTTCAATAATCTTGGGGTCGATGACGGTGTCACCCGACATGTTGAAGTTGCACTCGAACTCCTGAGCCAACTCTCTCTGTGAGTATTTTCTTTTCTGCTCTTCGAACCACTCCTGATCTCGGTCAGGGTGTACATCCCACATCAATTCGACGGGATGGAAATCATTCTTCATGTCGACTGCATCAACATAGTTTTTGTGGAACCAGTTGCCTACACCATTCGGAGTAGAAAGGGCGATACAACGACCACCAGTCGCCAACGTAGGACCGATAGCCATCCACATCTCGTCAAGACCGTCAACAAAAGCAGCCTCGTCGATTACAAGAAGAGACAAAGCTTCTGACCGACCAGCATCTGATGATGTGGTTGAAGCTTGAATTTGCGAGCCGTTGGAAAGAGTGAAGCTCGTCTCATTATTGATCTCAATTTCAGCAATCCTCAACCAAAGCGGGACATGCTTGAACATTTTTTTTACTTTCTTGACTAGGTTTGCTGCTGTTTTGAACTTGGTAGCAACAACCAAAACGTTCTTCTCTCGCCTGAAAAGCATCATCCAAACAATATAACCAGCAGTTAGTGTAGAAATACCAAGCTGTCTGGCTTTGAGAATGATGTTGAATTTGTAATCGTTGTATTCTTTGAGAAGCTCTTCCTGAAAATCATACAAATGAAAAGGAATCAAACCCTTCATTGGGTGCTGAATCCTACAATAGCTCTTGATAAAGTAGACGGGATCTCTACCGCACTTCTTTATCTCCTCCTTCATTTGTGTCTTGGTTAGCTTGTACGCCATTCCGCCTCATTTATCCCTTGTATCCTGTCTTCTTTTTGATATCTTGAACGCAGCGTTCGTACTTTGCCTTATCGTCGCGACCTACCGAGTCAGTACAAATTGCCCACGGATTTCCTTTCTCTTTTTCATTCATCAAAGCCTCGCGAACAGCTTTTTTGACCTCTTCGTATTTTTCATCATCATACATTCCATAATCTTTAGGTACATCCTCATAATTGTCGTAGTCATGTGTTGCAGGACCAAGATAAGTTTTGTTCCCTTCGTCGTCAACAAGATAACGTCCATATCCACGAGGTCCGGTAGTGTTCATTTCAACCTGTTCATACTCATCGAGACTACCCTCTTCCATGATCCCAAGCTGATCAAGAGTTTCGGTCATTCGTTTGACGATACCATCCAATCTTAGAGCAAGGTTTTGAGGCGTCTCTCCGCTTTCACCGTGGTATAGTTCCACCGCAATCTCTTTCAGACCCGCCAAAGCCGTTGCCCAAAAATCATATCTAGGATCATCTTCTTGTTCCACGACGGGACCAGCATCACCAAGAGGCTCTTCTCGACCTCTATTGGAGTGATCTAGACCAAGAGTCTCTTTGATGACTTCAGTGATTACCTCTGTCAGTTCATTTGATGAAATTTTCATTATTTAAAACCCTCTGATTTTGATTTACCCTGACTCAACCAGTCTTTGATGGCTTTGTCAACGTTATGCTTTTCAGCGCCGCTTTTAAGACCTTTGATCTCATAGACACACTGCGCAGTTACCCACGAGCGAATTCTTGAAGTGCTCTCCACCCTAATGACTGGCTTGCCCTTCATCTTCAAGCTGACAGATTCTCCAGTGACCTTTTTGTACTCTTTTTTGAGCCACTTGACCACCTCTTCGATGGTCGCACCGATGTCGTCCTCAAACTTCTTGTCATGAATCTCTTTCATCAAGATTTCAGACTGATAATTCAGCACCATCTTGTTGTCCTGAAGTTTAATATTGAAACCATCCATAAGACGATTCCCAGACAAATAGGAGCCCTCTTCGCGACGGAGACCAACCTTGACCGGCTTGCCCTCATCGTCCAAAGCTCCATCGTGAGCGTTGTGTGCAGCCTGTTGCAAACCACGCAAGATTTCTACTACATTTTTGTCTGCCATCTTATTGTTTCTCCTTTCGAGTTTGCATGACTAGTTCACCCAACTCTTTCAAACCCTTTCTAGCTTGCATCGCGTCTTTGCGCAATCGAATGCCAGCTGAGACATTTCCACCATCAGCCTTTTCTGCATCTCGCCTTGCAAGCTCCAGTTTTTGGATGGTTTCTTCCAATTTTTCAAGAATCGTCATTGAGTAACTTCCTTTTTTTGTCTTCCCATTGTTCTTCTCTTCCCTCTACGTACAAAATAAAACACTTGTGACAGCACTCAAATTTTTTGATGTAAACATCATCCTTGATTTCAAAGGAATACTTTTTACAAATGGGGCAAATTCTTGTATCTTTCCTATTAAGTAGTTTTCGGCTCACAAGAAAGCCATCAGCATCTTCTTTCTCCTTTTTGTGAGATTTTTTGCTGCTTCTGCTTTCTTGTTTTTGCTTGAGATAATCGCTTTCCTTCTCATCATCCCAACCCGCACGAGGATCTTTGACAGCATCCTTGCCGTACTTTTCTTGAATTGCTTTTTCTACTCCCTGAACGTAGACGACGTTTTCTTTCATTTAATTACCGGGTCCATCTTGCTGGTTTGGACCGCTGCAAAGAATATCGCTGTACTCACAATGGCAGTTACCATCACCCCTACAGCAACACCTCCAACAAGAATGTAGGGCTCGTATTCACCCCCCTCTTCCTCGATTTGCTTATAGAGTCTGTCAATCTCTTTGTCCTTGATTGTGATGATCGCTTCGCTCTTCTCTTTTTCAGCCTTCAGATCAGTCTCAAGATTCTTGATCTTAAGTTGCTCTGTTGTTTCTGTCACCTTGGTGGCATGTTCGACCCTCTCTTCACACCTTTCAACAGATACCCTTTTCTCAGCCACAATTTTTGCCGCTTCTTCCACGGTCAAAAGAACGCCATCTTCTTCGACAACGTCACCAGCCTTTACGTTGGTAGAAGCTACCGACGAAAAAGCAAAAAACATCACCGCAGTGATGATTGCAACAAATCTCATAAATCAAACTCCTTGTCAAGTTCCGAGGCAAGGTCTTTGGTCTTCAAATCTTCTACCAAATCGCCCTTTTTGTTCTCAATTTTTTTGAGATTCTCTTTGTGGGCTACGTCTAGTTTCTTGAGCTTTTTGCTAGTGTCAGCAATGTGCTTGTTTCTTTCACTAATCTGCTTATCGTGAATTTCGTCAACCTTTTTCGCCTGCTCCTTATAGCCTTCACGGTTCTCCATCAGAGCCTTCATCAAAGACTCAGCCTTCTCCTTGAACAGAATGTACGATACTCCAATGGCAAGCAAACTTAAAGGAATATACCAGTTGTGCTTTAACCAAAGCCACGCTTTGGTGCCCCATTTCTTAATCAACAATAGACTCATTATTCCTCCTTGCCAGCTTTCTTCCAGGCAACTGCGAGATCTACCGCGCCCTGAGATCCAATGTACACCAAAGCAATGGCGACCCAATCTGACGAGGGAACTACTTCCATAAACAAAGCAACAGTCGCTGTGCCCCAAACCAGGAGCTTACGACTGATCACCTTGCTTAACAAACCGTCTAGGAGCCCCTTAGGGTCCTTCTTTTCAATTTTCTTTTCTGCCTCCGACATTCATTGTTTCCTCCTATGGCTACCAAATAACTACTACTTCCTCTTCTGCAATGTCTTCCTGAGAAGAGTACAATGGCTCATATTGTCTCCAATCTCCAAACCTCTCTTCATTTTTGAAGCTTCTAACAAGACGAGTTCGGGGTGGTCCCTTCAGATCTTCAAAATTCTGTCTAAATACAGATGATGAAACAACCTTCATATCGTCATCAAACTCTTCCAGCATCTTCTTCAATTCACCTACAAGCATGTTTCCTCCTATTGTTGCAGTTTTTCAATATCGCCCGAACTAAGGTCGAGCATATATCCGTCAAATTCGATCTTGTTCTCTCCGATAAGAGCTTTAGTACGTTCACGCAAGGCTTCGTTCCAAATCTTCAAATCGTGAACTTCCTGTTTCAACACCTTTACATCTGCATTGGGAGCAGAAGCATAAGAACCCCAGGCTCCTGTCCCGCCAGCAATCAAACTAATAATAATGGCTATTCCAGCAACAGCTTTTGGAATGTTTTCAAAAAGCTTTAGAACCGAGCCAAGAAAGCCTACGAATTTTGATGCTTTACCAGACTCCTTCTTTGGTTCTTCTTTTTTTACTTCCTCTTTCTTTTCTTCTCCCACTTCATATGCCCTCCTAGATGTTAACCTGAGCGTAGCCATCTTTCTTGTCAATCACAATTTGCGTATCGACAATGTCCTTCAGAGCGTCAAGGTGAGAAACAAGAATGATTGTCTTGAACTGCATTTTCAACATGTCAATGATTCTGGTGAATCCTTCCATGTTTTCCTCATCTAGCGACGTAGCTGGCTCGTCTAGGATAAATAGGTCGCCAACTGGTAGACTGCTGATGCGAATCAATGCCAGTCTAATTGCCATAGCAGCAAGAGTCAACTCAGCGCCTGAGCCGCCGCTAAGAGAACGCGGAGGATACTTGGGATGACGAATCATAATTGGAAGCTCCTTCCCGTCATCTTCCAAGAAAATCTCGAAATTGACCACATTAGCCAAAATTCTCGAAATCTGCTCATTAATAATTGGCAAACGCTTCTTGATGATGTCATATGCAATTCCATTGCTGTGCATGCATTTCAAATAGAGATCATACGCCGCATATTGCTCGCGAAGCTCTGCAAGCTCAAGCTTTGAATCTTCAAGACTATTCCACTTCTCTTCAAGAGAGCCGTGTTCCTTCCAAAGCTCAGTCAACTCAACCTGACACTGCTCAAGCTCTTCAACAATCCCCTTCAAAACCTCGGTGTACTGCTCTTTTGTACTGTACAACACCTTAAGCATTTTGACTGCTTCTTTGTTCTTGAGATATTCTTCCAATCGCTTTTCATCAAACATGATTACATTCTTGAAACCAACCAAGCGACGAGAATTCTTCTCTACCTTTAGTTTTTCACTCGCAATTTTCTGCTGGAGCTTCCTCTTCTGATCATCAA